TAAATTATTATGTATATGATGAAGTTATAGCAGAAAGATTAATATGTGTTGATGGCGAATATTTTGTGATTAAAGAAATAAATGAAAATCAATCAAATCACACAAAAGAAATTACTGCTTATGGATTAGAAAAAAAATTAGAAAAAAACACAATAGCTTTATCAGATTGTGGACTTATGTTAAAAGATAAAGATGAAGAGACATATACTTATTCTTTTGATGAATATTTATATCAACAAACAGGTTGGAGATTGGGTCATATAGATGATTCAGTTAGATATATGGATAATGGAGAACCTAAACTTCGTATGCAAGAGGAAACAAATACTTCTTTTTATTCATTTATAACCGAAACCATTGCAGAACAATTTTGTTGTGTTCCTATATTTGATAGAAAAAATAAATTAATAAATCTATATGATATTGACGGATTTGGAAATGATTTAAAATTAGTTTTAAATAAAGATAATTACTTAAAATCGTTGGAAAAAACTTTTAATTCTTCTGATATTGTAACTAGATTAATCCTTGAAGGTAATGAAGAAGAGTGTATAGTAGAAGAGGCAAACCCAACAGGATTAAATTATATTGAAAATTATTCATATTTTATAGAAAACGAAGATATGAGTAAAGAATTAATTAGAGCTTTAAAACTATTTGAAGAATTAACTCCTAAAAGAATGGAAAAATGGAAAGAATATGTAAGTTTAAAGGCGCAAAAAAATTCAGAATTGTCTACATTGGATTCTTCAGAGAATATACTTATGACTAAATGCAATCAATTACAAAATATAATAGACGGTTATACAGATATGGAAACTGAAGAAGAATATTATTTATTAGATGATATAAAAAGTGAATTAGATGTATCTAATTTAGAATTGCAATCTGTTTCAAGTCAAATATATAAAATAGAAAGAGAATTAAAGGAATTAGATATTAAAATTAATAGATTAAACAAATTATGTAGAAGAGAAACTTCAGAAGATGACACAGGTAATTTATTATTCAATGAAAATTTATTAAGTGAATTAAAAGATTATATTTATTATGATACATATTCAGATGATAGCTTTGTAGATGCTAATGAATTAATAAAAACAGGAAAACACATTTTAGAATCTAAATGCAAACCTACAGTAGAATTCTCGATAGATTCAGTAAATTTTGTAAATAGATTGTTAGGTGACAAAACTAGATTAAGTCCAGAAATTCAATTAGGTTTAGGAGACGTTATATCTACTTACGATAAAGAAAGAGATAAAGAAGAATTAGTTTTCTTTACAGGTTGGGCTATGAATTACGAAGATAATAAATTAAGTTTAACCTTCTCAAATAAAAAAACTAATAAAGAAGATACTAGAGTAATTGCTGATTTATTAAAAAAATCAAAAGAAACAAAAAAAATTGTATCAGTTAATAAATGGTTATGGAATAAACAAAAATATAATAAAGTTAATAGTACATTAATGACTGGTATGGATTTAGACTTAGATTTTTCCCCTAATAAAGCTTATGTTGACAGTGTTTCAAGTGTGGATTTAAATCAGCATACTTTAAATATAAATTTAAATGAAGAATATATTTTAAAGGCGACAATACTACCAGATACAGCTAAAAATAAAAATGTAATATGGATTAGTAGTGATGAAAATATTGCGAGTGTAAGTGATGGCGTAATAGTAGGAAATGGATATGGGGCTTGTATAATAACTGTAATAACAGAAGATGGTAATAAAACAGATACCTGTAAAGTAGTTGTAGAAGTTGATATGGGAGATAGTAGTAATGTTAACGTTACAGTCATAAGATTGAATACAAATTCATTAGAAATAGATAAACATGAATCAGTTTATTTATTACCTACAGTAATTCCTACTAATGCGAATCAATCAATAACATATATTAGTTCTGATGGTAATATAGCTAAAGTATCAAATGAAGGATTAATAACAGGTGTAGGTCAAGGAAAATGTACTATAACAGCTATATCAAATAAAAATACTAAAATAAAAGCATCTTGCACAGTTACGGTTAGTGGTAAAGAGGCAGAAATAAATATAGATGATTTAGATGAAGTATTAATTATAGGAACAAAAAGAATTCAAAATCTACAAGAGTATAATTTAGCCCCAAAAATGACATATATTGGAAATATTGTTGAAGATTTCGATATTACAGCTTATCCATCAGACCCAAAAGCTATCGTTGTTATGTTAGGATTAAACAATGATTCCCTATGTGACATAAGCAAAATAAAGACATTGTTAAATTCTATAAAAACTAAATACACAGGAAAATATATATTTGTAGCAAATGAACTACCTGTCGGTATAAATTATGCAACTGTAGATTATAGCTATGAACAATTAAATAGTCAAATTAAAAATTATAATAATATGTTACAAAAAATCGCAAATGAATTAGGGTTAAAATCTATAACAGTTCAAGGTGGAATGGTGGAAAATGAAGTATTAGCCTCACATTATACTTATAATGGATTAGATTTAAATGTAGTAGGATGTAAAATGTTGTTAAATAATATTAAATATCAAATCAAAAATAATGTAAGTTCTTTTATTCCTCCAGATGATGAAGACAGTGGGACAAATGGAATAAATATCATAAGACAAAAAATTATGGAAAAAGCTGAAGAAATAGTTAGAATGTGTGTTAACCATCTTGCAAATTATAGTCAAAGATATAGAACAATAAGTTATAAAGCTCCAAATACCATTAAATCGAGAACTGAATATGTAGGAAATCAACTATTTTACCAGCCATCATGGGTTGTATTAAATCAAACAATAGGTTATGATTGTAGTTCATTTACTGGCGTATGTTATGAATATGCTGGAATTGAATATCTAAAAGGATTGTCATGCAGTGCAGGTAGCTTGCAGACCGTATGTAAAAATCATGGAGCTGAATTTTGGAGATATACAGGGCAAGAAAGTGTTGACAAGTTAAAAGAAGGCGATATTATAATGGTCGCTAATTATAATGTTACAGATAACAATATGACAACGGTTAGTACTCACCATGTTATGATTAGTGGTGGAGGAAATACAGTTTTACATGCTAGTGGATTTACTTCTGGTATATTAAAACAAAAAATTAATTTTACAAATAAACATTTCTTCATAAGAATTAAAGAGGTAGCTGAAGCTGATAATTCAAATAACATAACAAACCCTTCAGACTCTGAACATCCAAATGTATTCTATGAAAATGGAACAATAGATGGAATAAATTATGTAGCTAAATTAACACATAGTAGATGCACAGCATACGGAACTCCTTCACCTGTAGGTGCAGGTGGAAACTTAATAGTCGGTAAGTCATGTGGTGCACATAATTTACCATATAACACGAAATTATACATTCCGTCAACTAAAAAATATAATGGAGATGGCATTTGGTATGTAAAAGATACTGGAGGCTATACAACTGATTTCGATTTGTTGATTTCTAAGAGTGCTTCAGAAGCTGTGAAAATGATGGGTTCACCTTTAGATACAGAGGTTTATATATTAGAATATGGTGACGGAAAAATGTCATGGAGTTTCACAGAAGCTATAGAATGGTGTAATGGATATTATGGTATAGGTTATTTCCATAAATCTTGGACATATTACATGAAATATGGAGGTTGTACTATAAATTTCTGGAAATTTAAAGATGATGACAAAACAATAAAATCTCAACCTTGGTATGATAAATTATAATCTCAAAAGGTTTAACTTAAGTTACAATTGGAAAGAATATAAAGGGAAACAAAAATAATTAATAAAGGGGAGATATTATGTATCATAATGAGGAACATAAAGAAAAAGTTGAAAATCGTGGTGATGGATATATTTATATTGGGAGTTATCATTGCGGAGAAATTACTATCGACGGTAAATATTCTAAAAATTTAAGTTATATTAGAGTAAAATGTCCATATTGTGGTAAAGAATATGATGTACGATTGGGAGGTTTTGTAGGAAAACATAAGTGTAAATGTACTAACTGCTGTAATTTTTACGAAAATAGTTTTGCTTATTATATCCAACAAGAGCTACAAGAACCTTTAAATAAATACTGGGATTGGGAGAAAAATACAGTCAATCCTTATTTAATAAATAAATATTATAAAGAAAAGGTGGTTATTAAATGTGATAAGAAAGATTATCATGGAAGTTATTTTATAACACCTGCACATTTCACAGAAGAAGCAAGATGTCCTTATTGCTCTAGTAAAAAAGTTCATCCTGAAGACAGTTTTGGACAATATTTAATAAATACTTATGGAGAAGATGCTGTAGAGAAATATTGGAGTAGCAAAAATACTTTAAATCCATTTAAAATAAGTAAAAATAATGCGAGAGATATTTGGATATTGTGTCAAGAAAAAGATTATCATAATGATTATGGTGGGTATAAAACCATTCCAAGTAAATTTTACAATGGTAATAGATGTTCATATTGTAGTAATCATAAAGTACATCCGAAAGACAGCTTTGGTAGTTTATATCCCGAAAAAGCTAAATACTGGAGTAAGACTAATAAGAAATCCCCTTATGAGGTTGCTCCTTATTCTAATAAAAAATATAAATTTATTTGTGAAAAATGTGGTGAAGAATTTGAAAGAAGTTTATTAAATTTAAATAAAG